CGACACAATCCAACTTGTTCGAATAGCAGTCCATGTGCTCAAAGCATTGTACAATACCGTTGGTGGTATGCCACTAGCAGTACCTCCTACTACGTGAAACAAAACTTCATGATTTATATGAACTTTTTGAAACATTCCATCAATCATAGACTCGACTTCTATCCAGTCCATAGATCCGGAAGTTTGTTTATAAAATCCATGAACCATCTTCTTGAGCAATTCATTTATCCTATCTATAGTACTAAAATCATTGGAACCTATGTCACCTAAAGCTAACCAAGGGTTAACTCTCAAGTACTTATATAACATTTCCCAGCTGACATTGTGCGGATTAATTCCGACTGTATCTGCTTGAAACATGCAAGTTTCCTTAACAGCGGCTAACAAAGGTCCAAACCATTTTCTGATATGTAACACAGAAATAAGCTCAGCACTGTAGAACAGTCTCGCTATAGGTAATCGTCGCGGAACATCATTAATCATGACTTCTTTGACTTTCCTAAGTTCATCCTTATCACACTCCTGGACTACCAATCGAGTAACAATACCCATTCTGGCTAGTCCAACTCTCCTATCAAAAGCTTTAATTACATGTTGATGTACACTAACAGTGCCATCTTCATTTCTCTTGAAGCAATCTGATTTCTTTTTGAGCTTAATTCCCATGGTACCTTTTACATAAAAAGGTCCAGCAGAACTAGCTGGATCTAAGCCTCCGACCCCTTGAGTTTGGTCCCCGGCAAAGATCTGATCTATTCTTAATGGGACCAAATTAAGCTGACGCTTAATGTGAAATCCCTTCATGAAAGTATCATAGTGATCTTTCCTTACACTCTTCATGTACAAAGAGTCTGGTGGTTCAGAAATCACATGATATTTATGTTGAAACTCTCTCATCATAATGCCATCTATTTTGACTTGGCCAGCTATTGCTATCCTTTTCTCCATAGACAAAGGCTTCATAGTTTTAGAATACAACCTAGATACCTTATATGCAGTATTGGTTGTAGTACTAAACGGATTCTTCAACTTCTCAGAGTACATCACAGCCTTAGGTCTAAACAACTTTTCGCCTTGAATTTTGACAAAATCATCATCAATCTCCGGCATTCCCTCAGGGTCTTGAACTTCCATAGTTTTAACAACAGGAACTTCGTCGAGACTGAAAGTACAAGCATAACTGTACTGACCCAAAGCGGTGTGTAAACCTACTATGATTCTCTTAAGATTAGGTGTACCGAGTCTTACATAAGGCAGTCCACAATCTCCTGCGACTGTATTCTTTCCACTTGTAAAACCAATTAAAGGTACATTCCTTCTCTCTTCTGTGTGACAATCTTTAATGCTCGTGGTGAACTCCATTTCAGCATAATCGACACTTTGAAACCAAGATGATGTAGTTTCTTCTTTGGCTACTCTGCCATATAAAGCTCCATTACCAACCATGTTTTCAATTTCTGGTCTAGTCATAACTCGACCTACAATGTCTTTCATGCCTTGCATTTGACGATTTGATTCTGGCCAGACTTCTACAAAAAACAAATCACGCACTCTCTTAATAATACGCAAATCGCTTTGGCAGAAACCCAGCAAATCATGTTGATCGTCAATAGTTCTTAAGGTGACACTAAACCTGGGGCCACTCAAGACGTGTGCATTACAAACAAACATTTTTGCGTTCAGAAATAAACAAAATCCATAAGACTCAAATTTGTTTCCTGCAACAACCATTTTGAAAGTTTGATTACGCACCACTTTATAAGACTGATCATAACCTCCTTGGATTATAATCCCTCTATCTCCATCAGGCTTGCCTTTAGGTTTGGCTAATCCTACTTTATGAGCATACTTCATATCAGACTGTGGTCTTACTGTTTCAACAGCGCCACGCACTAAGCCTTTCAACAAGTAGCATAAAGACGTCAGAGTAATTCCTAAAATAGCAATGGCTCCAATTGTGATTCCCATCTTTCCATAAAAAGATTGAAAAACAGATTCTGAACTTTCCGGACTTTCTTCATCCTTCAAGCCACCCCAAGTCATCCAAGACTTAAGATATTCAGTAGCATACTTCCATTTGGATCTAAGTTTAACAATCTGCAAGTTTTGGATAACATCCTCATCTTTGCAATTGTAAAAACTTATTACTCTGGTTTCGTACATCTCGACCATATCTACAGCTCCGTAGTATAAAAAGTCTCCAAGTACAGTAGTTTCCAACCACTCACCAGATTTGAACCCATACCAAGTATATTTAGGATCGAGCTTGTTTCTTTGATTAGAAACATAACTCTCGATCTTAATTTTATGCCTCTCATTTTCCTTAGCAACTTTACAACCAATGACCTTAATAGACATAGTATCTATAGTCT